AGCAATGTAAAGAAGCAGCACAAGCAAACATCAATATGATGACACAACTAACTGCCAATAAGAGGCTCGACTTTGAGATCGCGAGACTCAAGAATTGTGGAGAATTGATGAAGGCTGGAATTATGTTTGCACCTGGCACAAGGTATGCTGCAATATGTGCTGATGTGCAGGTGATGGGCAAAAATGCTATCGCACCACATCGTCACTCTATCCCTTCTTCCTCCTTGGGAACACAGAGCGAAGAGCACGGATCGCATGGTTCCTCTGATGCTGCTCTGCTCGGCGCTCCCTTACGCTCTGGACTGGGACAGTCTTACCGCGTATCGCCGCAATCTTCTTCACAACCTTCTTCGTCACAGGTTTCACCACTCTTAACAAAAGATCAGCAAGAGGTTTTGCGAGCAGTGCAGAGGTCGTCGCAATTACAGCAATAGATGCAGTAGCAGTAACCTTACCACTGTTAGGAATGTTCTGTACGATCTGTTGAGGAACACTTAATTGTTCTGTGACCATCAGACATTCCTGTGTTCTATCAACCCATTCATAACCCATAACCATTTTATTACCCTCTAGGATTTTACCTACAGGGTTTTTTAATTCCTGATCTCTTGTAGGGCATTTGACTGGAGGTACTTCTACAGGAAGATCTGATTTAGGTAGTTCTGGAGGAGGAGGTTCTGGTCTACGAGTATCTACTTTTGGTGGAGGAGTTCTTAGAATTTGATCTGGTTCATACTGAATAGGATCAAAAGATGGTTGCTGCCCATCACAAAATACCTTTACACCTTTCTCATCATCACTACGAATATTTTGATTCTTAGCATCCTGCTGCTCATGTGCTTCTACACATCCAGGGATGTTAACGATGGGCACACCGATAGTTTCTGTCACAGGGACAGCAGGTGGAATTGCTTGTGGTGGTGTTGTCAACCAGGCAGGATATTCTGGAATATCAACCGTTCCAATCTCAATATCGCCTACATCAATATCAGGTATTTCCATTAGCAATCATTGAATAACTGACCAACCTGTGACCCTGCTTCGGACCCTATCTGCTGACCCAACAGCAATGCCCAACCACCTGCTAACCACCCCACATAGGGGATGCTAGAGACCGCTGGGACAGCGACACCAGCAGCTATGCTAGTTCCTGCCATCGCACCTTGTGACCGTGCTCCAGCGTCCGCCGCGATGCACTCTGCGCTTTTGGCATTCGACTTTCCCGTTTCTGTACTCTCACCTCCTAGGTTTCGTACACCATCCATGGTGAACTGATCACGACGATATTCGGTTCGCTGCTCAGTTCCTCCGCCAAAGAATCCTTTCTTTTCTTTGTCAAGTTCCAAAGATCTTTCCGACTCAAGAATCTTAGGATCATTAGCACGATATTCAATCTCATACCCGTCTTTTCCTGCCTTGATCTTATAGGATGAATATGGACCACGAGGAATATTGAATACAGGTGGTTCCTGTATCTTTGTATCAGGTCTCAGTACATACCCCAACAGACCAATGTGTGCTAGGGCAAATACAGAACCTGCTGCAATAGCGATGGTTTTCATAGGAAACTCCTTCTTCTTTACAGGTTCTGGATAATAATCCCCAGGTTGCTCTGAGGATTCATCCTTATGCCAAGGTGCTTTCATGATCAGAAGGGGATAGCGCCGCCAGTTTGCTGTGGCAACTCAGGTACAGCACCGTCCAATAATCCAGGAAGAGCATCAGTAACACCTTCAGTGATGATCTCAGTCAAGCGTTCTCTTGCTCTTTCTTGCCATGCATCTTGATTCATGACAACATAAACACTCCCACCGATGACTGCCAGTGAGGTCAGTCCCGATAGAAGTGCAACTACATTAATTAATTTTTGCATCTTTATTCTCCTCTACTTTCTTTTCCTCTTCTTTCTTTTTACCCGTCTGGACTCCGAAGGTAGCTAAAGTCGTTGTGAAGACACTGGCTATGAAAGTGGGATCGATTTGTCGTTGTGGGATGCCAGGAACAGTTACATAATTAAGTGTAAGGATTGCTGCTGACCACGACAGAATAATAACACGCACCAATGCGGACAGACCTTCGTCTGCCCAGTCAAATCTGTTCTTCTGAGCATCAACCTTTTGAGGGGTTTCAGCCATGAGATAGATTAATTAGGCAGCTCTATTTAGCTTTCTGAAACTGCACGCTTCTTTCCAATATTATATTTGGATTCTAGCGTCCACTCAGTCTTTTCTTTATAAGCAATGACTTTGATTTGACTAAGAGGTGCTGCATTCTTTACAGCATCTTCTTGAACAATCTCTAAAAGTCCCCAATCAGACAGAAGTTTAATAATTCTATTGCGCCTCTGGACATCATTCTCAGAGAGGTTTGCTTTCTTGCCGTCAAGAGCAAACAACTCTTTAAAGTGAACGATATAATACTGTCCTTTTTTGTGGAGAATGTGACAAGACTGATATAACTTTCTTTCTTTTCTAGAAGCAACACCAATACGGGTAAGCGTTTCACGAACCTTCAGGAAATCATCTGGTTCCTTCAGGTTAACTTCTACCATATCTTCTTTTGTCCACTGAACTTCCTTAAGTTCGCTCATCGTTTCTTACCCCCTTTATTCAATTTGGTTTTAATAACATCGAGTTGTGTAGGAGTGAGAATCCTAAGTGCTTGCACAGCCTTTTCGGTTGAGTAACCGTAGTATTGTTTTACAAGATCAAGATTATCCACCTTTTCTTTTTTACCCCAAGGCGAAAACCTTTTACGGGACCTGACGATATTTATAAAGAAATCATATTGCAACTTTTTGTCCAGGTTTGGGTACTGGTTCATTTCGTTTGCAAACATCACAGTATCAAGGTGCTGCGACATACACTTATTGATGATGAAAGGAGGATAATTCTTTTCCCAAGCAGGGTCATCATCCTCCATCAAATTCTTTTTAGTTTGATTGATAGTGTTCAGATAATCCTTTAGAGGATACCTTTCATCATACGACATAATTTAGGAGAAGGAGTTCTTTACGGGACTGTTGTTCTTGCATGTACTCACCAACCGATCGCATTGTGTAGGTGTGATCGAATTCATAAGGCTTCCAGTCAATAAACCTAGACTTAATGAGATTAGAAGAGTTATAGGAGACCATTTGGTCGCAAACATATCGATCGCAAGTAAAGTAAAAATCATCATGGTCAAACCCTTTATGCATGTTTCCTTTCTTACCATACAGGTTTGACTTGATTTCGTATGGAGGATCTAGATAAACAAAAGAACTCTTATCATCTGTCATCAATCGTTCGTATGGCAGATTAGTGATCTTCCAGTCTTTGATGACATTCCTGTAGTAGGGAAGTTTGTCAATTCCTCGCATCGTAAAGTTGTTGTCAGACGCCTGTTTGCTGAAGGAGCTGGACTCAGTGAGACCAGAAAAAGAGCACTTGTTAACAATATAGAAAGCGACAGCACGAGCCGTAGCATCAGTGCGTCTGGGCTCATGCCCGAGATACTCTTTAGACTCCAGAAAGAGGACTTTTGCGGAAGCGGGGTCAGGGTGCCTTTGTTTAAGTTGGACGAGTTGGGACCTAATTTCATCACCATTCTCCTGTAGTTCACGCCAGAAGTTGTACAGAGGTTCGTACAAATCATTTACCCAAATATCTAGGTGAGGATACATCTGGGAAATGTACAATGCTACGGAACCACCACCTACGAATGGTTCCCTAAACTCTTTATAGTCAGAAAAAAGTGGAAAGAACTCTGCCATCTTTTTGACAGCGCGAGACTTTCCACCAGGATAACGAAGAGGAGTTTTCAATGCGGTCATAGGATCAGTTTCTTCTCAGGAGCGACAATCTTACCAAACATTTGACAATACTGTTCCTTCAGATTTGGTGAAGGAGGTGTGATATACATCACAAAAGATTTTGATACTGTAAGTTCTTCAACTGCAGGATCTTGCAAAGGTGCCCAAGGTGCAAACCCAATCTGGTTTCCTTCTTCGTTGATAGGCATAGCAACAATAACATCTTTGATTGTTACTTCGGTGTCTGTTTCACTCAGGACATCAGCAATGCAGTTCTCACCGCTGATGAATCTGATATTCATAATGTTCATTCTTCTACTCCAATAAGATCAAATAGTGTGGGTGCTGGTTCGTTAAACCGATGAAAGTCTGGATACTTCCTAAAAATAATGGGATCAAAATGACTATACACCAGATTCTTTCCAAAGTCAATGTCGGGTTTCTTTCTAACCCAACTATTCCTGTCTAAGGTAGGAGCCTTTCTCTGAACAAACTCACCATCAGTTCCTTCTCTAAGAGGGACAACAGATGCTGGGGTTTCAAAAATCAAACACCTATGCTTTGTAATAAGAACATGGTAGAAGAGATCAATATCATGAATAGTTCTCTGCTTTCTACCCGATCCACCAGATCCCTGAAACAAAAATACAAAGTTATCCCTAGTTATATTTGTGCCGTGACGCTGATTGTATTTAAAATCTGGTCTGTCATCATATATGACTTTCTTTACTTGAGCACGCTTCCAATCATTAGGACCCTTTTCAACTAACAAGTCAGCACCACAATCAACCTTGGGTTCTGCAGTGTTAATTGAGTTTAAAGAGAAATAAAATTGTGTCAGCAACTCACCAGCAGACCCCATATACTCTGCTGCCTGTGGTCCTTTTCCCAGTTTCTGCTTTTCTTCCTCCAATAGAGGTGGCATTACAGGTACGATCCTAAGTCTTTGTCCTCTCATGTCAATTTCCCTCAATGAATTTCTTCATCGCGGTTGCGAGTTCAAAGATTTCTTCTTCTGTTGGATAGACTGGATACTCTCCTGCATCCACTCCTTGTTCTGTCAATCTATCCCAACGACTTTCTGCCGCTTGATACCTGTTTACTAAACGGTTTTCTGCGTTCTGGAAAAGATCCCAGCGCAGTTCATATGGATTAGCCATATCGCTCTCCTGATGTGTGTTTTGTCTGTCTGTGTTGGTTCGCTGTATACGAACTCGTTTTATTTATAAAGTTTTATTTGAAATTACACTCAAGCATTAGTTGCGTGAGGCAAGCGAGAAGATTGATCTCTTGGTCTACCACAAAGGCAGACTTATATTGATACTCAGCAATGATAAGTACAGCAGCGGCAACACTAGGACCATCCATCACACCAGACAGATTGTCATAAAGTTTACGCATGATAGAGGTAGGATCAGAATCAAGATTCTGGGTTACCCACTTCTTCACATCGTTGAACTTTTTGTTCTTCAGACTATCGACCAAAGAATCGATATTAGAATCGCCTAGCGCCGCCAGAATGCCAGTGTCGATAGATCCCGTGCTGGCATATCGTTGGAGTTCGTTGAGAGTCCGTCGAAAGTCGGGGAAGTATTTTTGTACGACTTCTGCCACAACTCGATCAGTGAAGGGGACCTCCTCGCGTTTGAGGATATCTCTGCACCGATTGAAGAAAGACGCTGCCAGATGCTGCTTCGTTTGTCCTCTGACATTGAATTCTACGACCGTCGTCCTACTATGTAGGGGTTCAATAATCTTGTTTTTGAAATTACAAGTGAAGATGAACCTACAGTTTTTCTGGAACTCTTCGATACTTGCACGAAGGAGTAATTGGACATCGGGGGTTGTGTTATCTGCCTCATCAATGATAAGAACTTTGTGACGAGCAGAAGCAGTGAGAGACACAGTAGAAGCAAAGTTCTTTGCCTGATTGCGTACAGTGTCCAAGAATCGACCTTCGTCAGATCCGTTAATGACATAATAGTCTGCTCCCAACTCGTTACAAAGTGCTTTGGCAATGGTAGTCTTACCAACACCAGCAGTTCCAGAGAGAAGAAGATTAGGGATTTCACCCTGATCAATAAAACTCTGGAAGGTTTCTTTCACATTGGCAGGAAGAATACAGTCCTCAACAGTCTGAGGACGATACTTCTCTACCCATAAAAAATCATTCATTTGTTCTTGCTTTGTTTTTTCAACCACTGTTGGAGTTTTTCCTTAGACCATCCTGCTACGACCGCCGACCACGGTGCATAGAGGGGACCATCATAGTCCTTCTTATTAGGCATTTGGTTCCATGGCAATATAATACTTAATGCCAGGACCCTTGAACAATGCTACATTATGCTTACTAACAGTGACATCATAATCTGCAGGGAGGAGTTTCAGGTTCTCCACCTTAAAACAGTAACAGAACTGCTGATCAGACTTACCAACTTCAACACTAAAACTGTTTGAGGTGTCATTCTTCTTGTCAGTAACAGTCAGATGCATCGTTCCGTCAGAGCAGAAAAGACACAGATCCTCAAGAGAATAGCATCGAGCTGCCATCTCCAGACGCCTCATGGTGTCTGCTTCTAGACGAAAGTGAACATCCTCTGACGGGAGACTGATCTCTTTCTCGGGAGGTTGTACAATGACATCAGGATCGGCATAGAAAAAACGAGTCTTCGACCGCCCAATCTGATCACTGACCGTAACATAGTTGGTTTTGGTGGTGTCAATCTTCGGTTGGTCAAAGAGAGAAAGACCGCCAAGAAAGACGCCCAGATCATAAATGCTAATCTGCGTATCGAACTGTTCTTCGACCTCAGCGATGGCAAGAATGTTCTTGTTAACGCTAAGTGTAGCAACTTTGTTGCCTGGTTTGATAACGATCGATTTGTTGATCGAACAAAAGTTCTTAAGGACTTCAATTGTAGACTTGGAAATTACGGTCATCGATTAGGGTACTCTTCACGGTTTGCAGATTGGTCGCTGAAATAAAGCAGCAACAATCCATAATGTAGGATTTTGATGATGTCACGACGGGCAGTGCCCTTCTTATCATAACGAGAAGCATACTTCAGAATGTTACTTCTGCAGAATGCTTCAGCATCACCACAGGCATCAATCAGATCTAGCGTCTGAATTTTATCAGTTGCATAATGCTGACTGTAAGTACCTGCAATGTAATCTCGGAGCTCCTGTAGGAGCGCCTCTTCATTGTACTTCATAGGTGTCAATATTATCATCGTTATTATATTCGGAATCTTCTCCTGCGTCAACCTTTGTATAAAGATCCAGGAAAGATTGCTTGGTGTCCTCGTCAAAACGATTGACACAGTTGGTAATGGCAGTCAGACGATCACCAAAGATAGTGTATGCCTGAACGATATGAACCAGACGACGAGTGGTAATGACCTCATCAACCCCACCGTCAAAGAAAGTCTTACGGATCACACCTGCCCACTTGATCAGATTGTCAGCGAATTCGGGATCACACCCAACATTCATGAGAATCTTTGTCTCTACAGCGGCAGTGGGATAGTCCTGCTCGAAGGTGACTGGGAATCGCTCAAGGAACGCTTCATTGAGAATATTGGTTCCAACAAAGCGACCGTCATCGCTGCCTTTACCTTTAGTATTTGCAGTTGCAATAACATTGAATCCATTAGCGGGTTTTACATATTTACCAATTTTCTTAAGGAACACACCCTTACCTTCAAGAATAGATTGCAGACACAGGATCTTGTTAGATGCCAGGTCAATCTCATCTAGAAGCAGCACAGCTCCCCGTTCCAGAGCTTCGATGACTGGACCATTATGCCAAACAGTGTCACCATTAACGAGACGGAAACCACCAATGAGATCATCTTCGTCCGTTTCGATCGTGATGTTGACACGAATCAGCTCACGCTTTGCTGCTGCACAAGCTTGCTCAACGGAGAGCGTCTTGCCGTTTCCAGAAAGACCTGTGATGAAGATCGGATAGAATTGGTTAGAGGAGATAACTTTGCGAAGATTGCTGAAGTTACCAAAAGGGACATAGGAACCATCTTTCTCGGGAATGTAGGACTCGGTAGAGATAGCAGCAGGTGCTTCATAAGCACGCTGGATTTCTTGGGCAGTGAGATTCCACTTGCCCCTACCAGATTTATAAGACTCAAGGCGCTTACAAGCGGTAGCGTAGGATACGCCCAGAGAATCTGCTACATTGCGAACTTGAACGGTGTCAACTTCAACACCGTGCAGTTCAGTCAGCTGATCGACAAGGTTTGCAGTGGTGATGTCAGACTTACGGGGCATTGCTCCTCTCTTGATTACCTTGTAATTATAGCAGAAGACCCCCCCGAATGGGAGGGTCTAGGACAGTTATTTAGGTGTCCTCACGCAATTTGTTCAATGAACTTGTTCAGAACGGTCTTGTTTGCCATCTTAGAACCCATGTGCTTTTTGAATGCACGAGTAAGTTCTGCTTTGGTGGCAACCTCTTTCTTAGTTTTGACTTCAAGATCACTTGACTCATTACCAAGATTTGTGTTGGGGAGGTAGAACGCTTCAGTAAATCCCACTCGATCATCCATCGTAGCGTACCGTTCCTTCTTCCATTGCTTGTCAATACTGTCCATCTTTTCAGGATAGTATTCACGAACCAATCGAGTCAGTTCACCTTTGCTGCAGATACGGATACCAATCCAATTGTAATCAGTAACCTCACGCATAAAGGACACAATCTCCTTTGTTGTGTGATAAGGAGTTGTATTGATCTTACGAGAATATCCAGTTACAGGGTCACGCAGAATGAACACTTTATGACTGCTGTGGCAGAGATAGGAACCACGAAACTCTTTATCGTCATCATAGTAAACATTCCTAGACTGAACAGATGCCATAGGATTGGATTCACCATCAGTCAAACACACAACATTGACTTTACTGACATGCTCAACTTTCTTCAAGTTAGCAACCAATTGACGGGTGCAATACACTGCCTCAGTGAGAGGGGTGCCACCAAGACCATACAAGGACATATAAGGAATACGATATCCACGCATAGCAAAGACATGCAAGAACACAAGTTGCATCGACTTTTCTAGAGACTTGCTGTTCTGCTTTGATGAGAAGAACTCAAGCATCTTGAAATCATCATGCATATGCAGATCATTCTCTTTGACATTCAACTCATAATCATACAGTTCACGATTACCAGCACCAGATTGGAATGCATATACACGGAAGGGAATACCCGCTTTCTTACAGAACCAAATAAGGTTGTAAGTTTGCTTGAGAGTATCTAGCAAAACATCTGCCATAGAACCAGACCAGTCAAGATACATCACCAGACCATGATTCTTTCCTTCTGGGATGACTGTAACTTTCTTGAAGATATCATCAGTCATCTTGTACTTGAACAACTTGTTAGTGTCAAGAACACCTGTTCGAGAAGTTGCTGCCCGACGATATTCGTCTGCAGACTTCTTCATCTCAAATTGCTTGACGAGATAGTTGACAGTCTTTACAGAATCTTTTTTATATACCCGATACTTATCCAAGGCATATTCAATATTGTCAAAGTAATAACCATCGTCATCACGATTGTAATAGTAATCGTTCATCTTTTCCTGAATCTCAGAACAAGGAACAACGATTTTATCTAGATCAGGATTGGGGAGGGAAAGATAAACCCACTCCTTTGCACTGTCATCAACCATGCTCTCCAGTGATTCCCGCAGAGCGGCATCGGTCACAGACTCAGTTTCATCATACTCATAACTTGGGGTGCCCAAGTCTGCCTCATCAGGCATCTTAGGTTCACGCTCCATAGGATCATCATCTGTGAACCAGTCAGATTCATCTTGCTCCTCAGATTCTCCGTCATCGGAACTTTCGTTTTCAACCTGTTGCTTCTCCATCTCCTCTACCTGTTCTTCTTCAGTGGTAGTATCACTAGATGAAGTCTCAGGAGTTTGCTGCTCAGTTTCTTTCTTCTCTTGCTTTTCTTGAGCATAGTCATACAACTCAGCAGCAAGTTGCAAGACATCTTGGAAAGTCTTGGTTTTGGATGCACGGTCAACCCAGACCATCTCATCTTCACCAAAAGGAACCTCAGGATTACCTTTGAAATACAGATTGATACGATCAATCAGAGGGAGGTTTGCAATCTCCTCATCTCGAACACCAAAGAAGTCATCATCCCACAGTTCTTTGTAACCCTCAAAGAAGGACCTCTTCAGACCAGGATAGGTCTGCTTCATCATGCGTTCGATGCGAGCATCCTCTAGAACATTCACAAACGGTTTAGAGATGCCCCTGAGGTCGTCTGAGGGGGTGTAGAGAGCATGACCGACTTCATGACCCACCAGGAGGTCATACACGGTCGCTGAGGCAGTCTTCCAGATGGGCAAGCAAAGGATACGCTTCTCCACATCGAAGTATGCTGTGCTCACTTTACGGTGCTCAACCGTCAGATTCTCGGTTGCGAGCAACTTGGCAAGGGTTCCTTTGACTTCCTGGTTGATCATGCTTTCTTTCGATTACTTCGTAAGTATAGCACAGTCGTCAATAGCATGGTTCACCAGAGGGACAGTTTTCACATTGTCCCAGTGGCGTATAGCGTTAGCAACGATGGCAACATTAGTAACCATGTAAGACACAATAATAAGGGTGCGTATGCCAGCAACATAATTGTCGTATGGAGCTGTCTTGTCATCACTAAAACTTCCTAAACTATACTTCCAAATTTCCCAAACTTTTTTCACAGTAACATTCCACGATCACTCACATATTTAAGAGTTTCTTTCAAACCACCAACATGTTTGAATCCAACATTGACCTGGGGATACTCTGCTTCCTCACCAAACTCTTCAACAAAACCTCTTGCAGAGAAGTGCTGATTCAGTTTATATTCTAGGATTTGAAAATTAAGTTTCTCTAGCAGAACTTTAGCTCGTTCACATTCTTGATTGCCGTTGCTGTAAATTACTGCTTGCATTAGTCGCGTTGCCTCCAATCGTCAGGTTTATCTCTCTGGAACCAATCCACAATCTCATCGGCACCATCAAACCCCGTTCTGTGATTAGATGGGTCGGGGTCGCCTAGTCCCATCTTATTCATAAAATCATCAATGCTGCCCTCCTCAATCCCATTAGATTGGCGGCGTGCTTTGTTCAACCAGTCTCTAGCAGTTGTATGAGCTTTGGCAAGTTTCTCTGCCCAGATCATATCTTCTAGTTTTACTTCTTCATTGTTTGCGATCTTCTTACAGATGAACTCCAGTCGGAGTCTGTATTGAGTTGATAGCATACTTAGTCCCGCAATTTAAGTTCTAGATCTTCAAGTTTGTGATACTCTGCATGTGCTCGGTCTTGCCGCTCACAGATAATACTGAGGATATCATTCATGATTATATCGTTCTCAATGTAATCGTCAAGATACTTATCAAGGGCTTCCTTGAGATATCTTTTACGATGCCACTCTGGGGAGTAGGGTTTGTAATCCATGATAAAGATCCAGTATGAGATTATTTAGCTGTCGTCAGACATTCGGGAGAAGTCGTTAACCTTTTCAAACTTAATTGTTCTGAGGAATTTGTCAACAAGAATTTCACCCTTATGAGAGATAACAAACACATTGGTATCATTTCCCAAACTACGAAGAATCTGTAGAAGTTCTTGTGTACCAGATGCATCAAGCGAACTATCAAACACTTCATCCAAGATGAGTAAATTTGTAGCAACACTATTTTTCATACGAGCAACTTCACGCCAGGTAAACAAAAGAGCGAGATCAATCTTTTGCTTTTCGCCTTCAGAGAAAGAAGAGTATGAGAAGTCGTCTCTAAATCTCGATTTTATCACTTCATTGAACTCTTCGTCAAGTGTAAAGTTAACAAAAAAGTCCATTGATTGCAAATACTTATTAATCAGACCATTAAAGATAGGCACATATTTTTTAATGATCTGACTCTTGATACCAGAATCCTTAAGCAAAGACCCAACAACTTGGTATTCATCTAAAGTTTGACTGACACCTGCACAATTAGATTTGGTTTCATCATATTCTTTCTGTACAGCGAAGAGTTGCTCTTCTTCGATGTCGATGTTCGGTGTACTTGATTGTAAGTTGGTAATCTCATCTTGAATGCGAAGGTTTTCAAATTCAAGTCGAACATAGTCACGATCAATTGCCGAAAGATCACTAGTCAGTTCTTTCAACTTCATAGACTGCTCTGAGATTGCACTTACAATCTGTGATGCTTGTTCAATATCAGAATTAAACTGTACAATTTCTTCAGCAACAACTTTACCTTTACTTGTGCTGGCACCAATCACTGCATTCTTAAATGCTGTTTCGATTGATTGACCGCAGGTAGGGCAATCATCATGATCTTTGAAGAACTTGAGTTCTTTAGAAATTAGTTTCAGTTCAGACTTCTTATCTGCCTGACCTTGACGAAGGGTTGTGAGTGTCTTTGCTGCTGCATCATAATCACCCATAGAGGATTCAATATTTTTTATTGCATTCTCTACATTGGATTTCTGTATGGTTATGTCTTGCATAGCAGCAAGATTATCATCGTATTTCTTTTGCTTTTCTTCTTGGCGATTCTGATTGACTTCTTTTAATTGGAGAAGAAGTTTTTGTTGTGCAGAAACTTTCTCTTCACAAAGACGCATCATGTGAGCACAGTCTTTACTTTGACTTTGTGCATTTCTAATGCGATCCTTGAGCAACGAATTCATTGAGGAGAAGATGTTGATGTCAAGTAAATCTTCAATAACTTCTCGTCTGTGAGCGGCAGAGAGTTGCATGAAGGGGACAAAAGTTGATGATCCGAGTATAACAACTTGAGTGAATGATTTGAAATTGAGTTTGAGGACTGACTGCTCCAGATATTTTTGGGTGTCTTTTGCTGCTGCCTCTTGGTCAACCAGTTTGTGATTTTTGTAAACTTCAAAAACATTAGGTCTTGCTCCTCGGAAAACACGATACTCGTCTCTACCAATCGAGAAACGAACTTCTACTTTCAGTTCCTTTTCATTGATACTGTTTACCAGTTGAGGTTTATTAATCTTTCTAAATGGTTTGTTGAACAGTACAAAGCACAAAGCATCCAACAGAGTAGATTTACCTGCTCCATTGGATCCTACAATCAGAGTTGAATTGTGGGACTGAAGATCAATCTCAGTCCACTGGTCACCTGTCGAAAGAAAATTCTTCCAACGAATACTTTCAAATAAAATCATAAGGGGGGAATGACAAAATCATCAGGGGAGATTACGGTATACTCGTATCCAAACTTGCTGCAGTTGATAGCAACGACATCTTGATCAACTTCTAGAACTTCTAGTTTATCAGGGTAGTCGTTACTTTCTAACAACATAAGGTATCTGTCAGCATCATCTTTTTTCTCAAAGACTTGAACAGTTTTTTGATCGGTCAAAATGTTGCTGACTGCATATACTCCACCTGATTTGAATTCGGTTAAGATAAACATTATAGTTCTAATGCTTCGGTATACAAGGATCTGAGTGTAGACTTAATATTACCCTTATTGACTTTAAGGTCTATTTCATCTATGTAGTTCTCCAGAAGAGTCATAGTATCTTCGGTTTCCACAACCATACCATTTTCAATTTCAACACTGATGTCTTCAATGATTTTTAAATCACCAAGAGGCATGTCTTGCAGTGTCTTTACAGCATGATCAAATCTTGCATAATCTCCTTTGTTTTCAACAATCAGTTTTACATATGCACCTTCGAGTTCTTTTTCGTCGGGTAAGTTAATTGAGCCATTATAATACAATTTATGAAAAACATCAAAGGGATTCCTATAAAAAGTAGTCTTGAGAGTGTCTGTATCAAAGACATGGAATCCTCTCTTACATCCGTAGTCATTCCAATATAGTTGATAAGGGTTACCGAGATATGTTACATTATCCTTCTTGGATTTCATGTGATAATGACCACTAAAAACCCTTTTAAATTTCTTGAACATGGAATGATCCATGCCACCCTCCATCACATGACCAGGGTGAGCTTCAAAACCGTTAAACTCAAGATGCCCCATGCAGACAGTAGCATCACTGTTTGCAATTGTCTCCATGGTTCCATCTCGATTCTCGTCACATATCCAAGGCAAAAGAAGTATAGAAATACCACCAACATCAATATGGGTAGGTACATCATGGACTGAGATGTTTCCGTATCCCTTAAGTAACTCACTTGGGGCGTTAATTCGTAGAGTGTTCTTGTAGTAAATATCATGATTTCCTACAAGCATATCCATGTGAATTCCTCTCTCTTCAAGAGGATTGAACCACATTTCTTTTGCCGCTTCAAGCGACATAAAGTTGATAGATCTACGCTTGTCAAAGGTGTCTCCGAGTGCAATGACCTTCTTTATTTTATGGGCATCAATAAACGGAAGCACGACTTTGCTATAAAACTTCTTATAATGATCAATAAAACACTGGTTATCATTGCGAACACCAAAGTGTTGATCAGTAATCAGAAGTATCTTCATCGCTTAGAATTCAATTCAAGACGGGACTTAATATGATTATAGTCGGAATTTGTGTCCCCGTCAACCGTAAACACATGATCGTAGCCAGACTTCTCAAGGATCTTGTCCTTGATATCCAACTGCCTCTTCTCTTTAGCAATTCGTCTCAAGAAGGCGTAGTATACAATCTGTGTGAAATAAGCAAAAGGATTCTTAGACTTCTCTGGTTTAAAATTCTCTACATACTGAATACAATTTTCAATACCATCACAAACCATATCATCTTTATACATGTAGTTGATAAAGTTTGGTCTGTATGATAGATGGTTGGCAATCTTCTGGAAGCAACTTCCTAGGTATTCATAACACTTTTTGAAGTCTCTTGCAGTTTTATAGTCATGGTGATTCCTATAATACTTAATAGTCATCTTATAGTTTTCATGACCAAGTTCTTCCCTGCCATAGGTAAAGTAATCCCGCAGTTTAATGACCTGTGCCAAAAACTCTTGGTTGTCAACATAGTGTTGTTTCTTAACTACTTTCATACTTTTTTTGCTTTGTGTACATTATAACACACTTGACAAGGATGTCAATTCTCTGTAGAATAACCATGTAGAGGTTCAGAGAAATACTAGCTATTATTATTCTTCTTATATAACTGTTCCAGATACTTTCTGGCATCATTTACTGTACCTAGATACCCGTCCATGTCGGACGCTTGCGCTTTTCTTTCTTCACGGATATCCTCTACAGTATCTTCACTGATAAAAGATTCGTACATAAATGCAATCTCTTTGCTCATTGTTGAGACAGTAATAATATCTTTCTCTCTAAGAATAAAGAAATCATCATCAGAGAGTTGTTGCCATTTTGTGAATCCCATACCGCGAGCAACCTTGGTGTCGTCAATCTCCTTTGTAATCAATTGAATTGCTACAGGATTTTGAATGAACACTAAGGTTTCTCCATTGTCTTCTGTCAAGACAGACTTACCTAGAATTTCTTCTCCATTGAGGAGTTTGAAAATTCCGTAAAACTCTTCGTCGTGTTTTGCGTAATTAATCATAAGCTTTTACTTTGACATCTATGATCTCATAATTAAATTTTTCTTGATTATAAATTTTGACTCTCTCCATCAGATGATTCAATGTGTAATTGTTTCCTCTGTCTGTAGAGATATCGTCTGCAATATCATATAATGTTGCTTGTGATTTATTTTCGCCCTTCCTTAAGACACGACCAATAGATTGGAGGTTTCGGACTCTAGATTTAGAGGGAGAAGCAAAAATAATGTTATGTAATTTTTTGATGTTGATACCTGTAGAAAAAGTACCATAAGATGCAACAATGATCGTGTTATCAGATTGTTCAGTTAGCAACCTGATGTCTTCACGATCATCTACATCAACACCACCATGTACAAAATGTACTGGTCTGTCCGTGTAACTATTTATCAACTCATAAAGAGGCACCCCGTGACGCTCTACATAGTTGAAGAGAACCAGCGTGTTTCCTTTCAGGTCGCACGCAAGATTGCGGATAAATTTATTCCTACCCTCATGTTCAATTAGATATTCAATTTCATTTTGATATCCTTCAAACAGTTTCTCTTCATGCTTCATCAGAACAATCTTCACCTTTAGTTTAGCAACATGCCCTGCTTTCATTAACTGATTAGTTCTGGTAACCTGAGAGCATCTACCAAACAAACCTTCTAATACAAGTTGGTTGACATTTGCACCATCTAGCGTACCCGTAAATCCAATACGATATTTACACTCATGCAACTTACTCATCAACGATGTAAGAGATTTAGCCTTGAAAAGGTGCGCCTCGTCACCAATGACAACATCAAACCTGTCAAACCATTTTCTAGGTTCCTTATAGATAGATTGCCAAGTGGTAATTACTACTTGATGATTCGTGTATTTTTCTTGCCCCGCATATATTTTGTGGCAATTTTCGGCACACATCCATCCGTATTCCTCAAAGTCCTTATACATCTGCTCGACAAGAGAAGTAGTCGGTACAACGATTAGTACATTCCTGTCCACATTAGTATGGTAACGAACCAATGAGTAAATCATTAAAGATTTTCCTGATGCTGTTGGCGATAGGAGTAAACGCCTATTATACTTTAGAGCTTCATAGATCGCTTTATACTGATAATCCCGAACAGGAAATGGTAGATGCAAAGACTTCACAAAACCCACAACTCCCTCTGGAGTAATCATGGGGTTCTCTGCTAGAGGGTGACCGAAGTATTTACAGTCCTCCATCTTATATTTGTATCCTTTTTCATCTGCCCAATCGAGGAGATAATCGATGAGACCACAATAAATCTCTCCCGTTGCTGGCGAATATAAACGGATCTTTCCGTCCCAACCTTTCCAACGGCGGTTCTTCTGCATAAACTTAGCAGACTCTACTTCAAAACAGAAGAAGTCTGCTAGTTCATAATTCAATCCTGGTTCCGCTTCAACTTTGAGATAAACTTCATTCTTCTTTCTAATTACGAGATCAGTCATTTACATACCAGATTGAAACCTCTTCCACTCAATAGCGTTCTTAATATGATATGTGCGGTTGTTGATCATCCGCAAAACGCCATCTAAGAAAAAGAGGACCTGTTCTATGTAGTCTATTTTGTATTGGATCTTTTGGACCTCTTCGTCCGCTTCGATGAACATACTAATCTCATCCTTTGCAGTTAGTTTGAGATCAAACGGCATCTCTTTGTATACTGCTGCAGGTGCTTTGCCTTTATAATATAACCATTTTTCTTTTAGCAATCTCTTCATCTCAAGTTCTCTCTCCCTCTTCATAAGAGAGAAAGTATTGTGAAACTCCATGTATTTCATATGGAGTTGAGGGATTGCTAAAGAGTCATTGTCATGAAGATCATCATCCAGTCTGGAATCAGTCTTCCACATCTCTTGAATTTGTTGTAGATTCATAACGATACTTCAATGCTTGTAAGTGCCATGCTTGCGCTAAACTTTTGGGTCCTTCCTGTAAGAGTTTTCTCTCTTCAGGTGTAATGACCCAATGATCAAGTACATACTGTTTCCAACCTATCATAGCAGTTTCTGTGAGTTCGACCTTCTAATTTGATAGGAACTATATTTGAATGATGCTGTTGCCCTAAAATATTCGTTGTCCCCTGCAGTAACATCAAATTGCAGAGTGCTTAAGCTAATTGGAAATAAGTTTTTAAACACAACATCAAAATTTGAATTGTTGTTATTGTTTAATACTTGTAGTGTTCCAGCCGACACCAGGGGATCATCTGCTTGTCCTCTATTTTTTTCTGTCTTCCAGAGATCTCTAGCATCAAAACTTTCTGGAGTACCTAATGCACGCATCCAATTGTGTATCTGCATGTAATTTTCCATGCTCTCATCTACAATAAATTGTAAATCGAGTTGCTGATAAACCGCATTTCCATCGATCGGTAATGCAGCAAAACCACCTGTCGGAATATCAATAGAACCAACAGTCATGGTTGGGATGCTGGCAGTTTGACACAGGTAAGACACTTTCTTTGCCTTCTCTAGGATAAAGATAAAACCTATAGGAGACAAAAAGTTTCTATTTTCAACTTGTGATTCGTACCAACTCATTGGGTGTAACCTTGCGTCCTAGTTATTTAGGCATGAAAAAGGGGGGTCCGAAGACCCCCAACACTTCCTTCACACGGACAGAAGTATTTAGCGCATAATAAAATCTCTCGGATATCCTCCTCTCGGCATGGGAATTACCTCACCTGGTAAAAATGGAATCTCTGGCATTCTGGAACAGGGGCGTTTCTTAGTACAACGCTTTTTGGGAGGTGAGACCCATCCTGGATGACCACCAGGTGATCCCCACACTCTTCC